GTGTATAAGAGACAGGACGGGCGCGTCCTGATTCTGCCGTGCAAGCTGGGTACAAAAGTCTATCGAATCCGCTACGAAATCGCTGATTACCCGGACGAACCGGATCTGGAAATTGCAGACACATGGTTTACGCCGGAATATCGTGATGACATCGGTAAAACCGTATTTTTGACCCGCGCTGAAGCCGAGCGGGCTTTGAAGGAAATGGAGTAGCAGATGAAGAACAGATTGACGGTCAAACACGGGATGCTGTCCGACCTCAGAGCATACTTGAAGCAAAGTGGCTGGAAACTCGAAGAGCCTGTCGGCGAGTACGAGGTTCTGAGGGCACGAAATCCGAATTATCCGCGACCACTTCTGGTTCACAACCGGGCAGAACGCGGCGTTGGGTACAGCATCGACGGGCGCGATGCGAAGATTTACAGTGGATGGAAACGGAACCGCCGCAAGCGTGGCTTCGACCCAGACTGGCCTACGCAGGAAGAACGGACACGGTATTTTGAAGGAGTGGACGGAGTATGAGTTTCAGTAAGAAAAAGCGGGAAGCGGTCTATGCGAAGCATGACGGCCACTGTGCCTATTGTGGACGGGCTATCGAAATCAAGGATATGCAAGTCGATCATTTCAAGCCGCAACGTGCATGGAACGCCGAAGACGCAGGGACGGACGATATTTCCAACCTTATGCCGTCATGCCGAATGTGCAACCACTACAAGCGGGCAAATTCTCTGGAAACGTTCCGGCGCTATATCGCGGAAATTCCCAGAAAGCTCCGAGAAAACTACATCTACAAAGTAGGGGTCGTTTATGGGAATGTCATTGAGCAAGAGAAACCGATCACGTTTTACTTTGAGATGGAGGACAAGGCATGACCAGAAAACGCGCAAGAAAGATCCTCATGGCTATCGGCACGAGCCGGAACCGTGAGATGTTCGGCGGGCCAGAGGGGGAACTTTGAAATGATTGGTTACATCAAAGACAAGGACGTCTACGCGCTCTTTGACGAGCGCGGGACTGCTCGCTTGCACGTCGGGGACATCGACAGCCTGGAAAGGATATACTTCCCCGCCGAACTGCACGTTGGAGATCGCGCGTGGAAGAAGGCCATGAGCATCCTTGATAAGAAATACGCGGAAGCAAAAAAGATGCCGTTCGTCCGTGACCCGCTGGCATGGGCACTGTATCACACTTGGAGGGAGTTTGACGATGGAAAACATTGCGACTGAAGAATTTATCAGCAGAACCGAGGCACTGAAAGACTTTGAATCCTGCAACGCGGAAAATCCGAACTGGACACCGCAGCGGGTAAAAACGCTCCTGCTGCGTCAGCCCGCCGCCGACGTTGCGGAGGTGGTGCATGGGGAGTGGCTGCGAGCAGATGATGACTGGAATAGCCTCACAACATTTCAGTGCTCCCTTTGCAGCGAAGAGTGGTGCTTTGAGACGGACGATGACGTGAGCTTGCTGAATTACAAATACTGCCCCAACTGCGGAGCGAAGATGGATAGAGGTGAAGATTGTGCGGTTAGTTGATTTAGATGCAGTAACCGATCACCTCGAAGTGGAGTGGGGATACGAGGGGATACGTGAGGACTTATACAGTCTGCCTGTCGTAGACGTTGCGCCGGTGGTGCAGGGCAGTGGGAAGGTAAGGGCGACGGATGAAGCGGAAACCACGCAGATCATTGACGGATGCTGCACAGCCTGCGGTGCATTCATGGATTACATCGAAGCGGCAGACTATAAGTTTTGCCCGTATTGCGCGAAACGGGTAGTATGAAAGGCTTGCGTTTTGCACGCGGCAGTGCGAAAGGAGGAAAACTGATGCAGGATTGCTGTCTGACTTGCAAGAATCTGGAATACAGAAAGAACTACGTTTATCCGTACCGGTGCTTGAAACACAAGGCCGAACGGTTCTCGGAGAAGGAATTTGAACGGATGTACTTTTCCGGAGAGGAATGCAAGGACTTTGAACAAAGGAGGTGGCCCGATGGGCACAATTCTGGCGATTGACCCCGGCAATATTCAATCCGGCTATGTGATGGTCGAGCACGACGGCGAAGAAATTCGCCGCGTGCTGGAGGCCGGGAAGATCGAGAACCCGGCAGTGACTGATATGCTGGATCGGAAGCTTTATGCGAACTGCATAGACGTTGCAATCGAGATGATCGCGGGCATGGGCATGACGGTAGGCCAAGAGGTTTTCGACACGTGCGTCTGGATCGGGCGGTTCTGGCAAACGATATTGTGGCAGACTGGATATGGGCCGACGCGGATATTCCGCCGCGAAGAAAAGCTGGATCTGTGCGGAAGCTTGAGTGCAAAGGATGCAAACATTCGGCAGGCGCTTGTAGACCGCTACGCGCCCGGACAGACGAATTTCGGCAAGGGCACGAAGAAAGACCCCGGTTTCTTCTACGGCTTCTCTGCGGATATGTGGGCGGCGATGGCTGTCGCCGTGACGTATTTTGACAAGTACATCAAGGGGGTAAAGTTGTAAGTGAAAAAATTCGTTGAAATGCTGCTTTTATTTGCGGCTGCCGTGTTTGTTTCGCTTTTGATAAGAGAAGCGATTCTCAATTCGGATCTGCCGGATTATATCAAGTTTTGCACGCTGACGGACTGGGAGAAGGCAAAATGGATTTCCGGGTGGAGGCCATGAGCAAGATGCAGCGTAAGCCGCCAAGACCGCCGATGCAGCTGACGTGCGATGCCTGCGGGAAGACGTTTATGCGCGCACCGTCCAAGTACAAGGCAAAATACAATTTTTGCAGCGAGGCGTGCGCCTGGACGGCACATAGGGAAGCTGTGACGGGCCGGGCGGAGCGCGGGCAGATCCTGATCACGTGCTCGATCCCGGTATACCCGGAAATGCGGCCTGTCTGCGGACGGGTGTATCCTGCCGAGAAATACAAATACAGGACAAACCGGACGGGCTACGTCGTCGAGGTGGGCGGCAAGCGCGTATGTGTGAGGGTGGACGAATGCAGGGAAATCTAGGGCTTACACCGGTGCAGGCTCCGTGCAAGGGCTGCGCGGACAGGCATACCGGCTGTCACACGGACTGCGCCCGATACATAGCGTTCCGCCGGGAGGCGGACAGATACAAGCAGGAGCAATCGAAGGACGCAGCGAGATATGCAACAACAAGGGGCTGTATGCGGACGCTGCACGATGCGAACCGCGCAAAGCGCGAAGGGAGGCAACATTACTGATGAGCACGCCGCGATACGGCTGGTGGGCCTATGCAAAATGGATGATCCGCAGCTATAAGGGCGGCGGGCTGATGACGAAGGCCGAGCGCGCTGCCGTTGCGGATGCAATCGCGGAGACGGAACAGCTCGTTGACGGCGCGGAGAGACTCCGGCTCATAGACTTGGTTCTTTGGAAGCGTACACACACCTTACAGGGCGCCGCGATGGCGGTTTATGTATCCGAACGCACCGCGCAGGAATGGCACAGGCAATTTATTCGCCTTGTGGGGCAAAAAAGAGGGCTTTTATGAAAAAGTCTGCGTCCCAGAGCCAAATTTAACATTTACTATAAGGGCGTAGAGATCAACTCTACGCCCTTCTTCATCGGCACCGCAGCGTTCTGCGGAAACCTCCTCCTCCTGTTCTCGTGTTCTCCGGTGTGAATAAATATATTTATTCACACACGGAGACACGAGAACGAAAGAATAAGGCAGAAAGGAGCGGCTATGGCGAGTTTGCGCGCCCTTGCACACAAGCTGCAAACAGCGCTCTTGTACAACGGAATCAAAATAAAAATCAATCAAATGCAGATCTATTCCGCGAAAAATGACAGGATGGTGACGAAATACATGGTTTACGAATATCGACCTGATGAAAAACCGAAGAATGTCACTTTGCTGGAAACGTACCAGATTGCGGATGTGGTGAAACTGCTGGCTGGACTTTACAGCGATGGCGGATGAAAAGCTTACGCCGAAGCAGAGACGATTCTGCGAAGAATATTTAAAATCCGGCAATGCCACAGAAGCGGCGAAAAAAGCAGGGTACAAAGAAACGTCATGCAGAGTGATTGCGGCAGAAAACCTATCAAAACCAGCTATTTCTGCGTATATAAAGCGCAGGCTGGACGAACAAGAGGCTGCGCAGGTCGCGGATTCAAACGAAATTCTGAAATTTTACACTGCGGTCATGCGCGGGGAGGTCAAAGATCAGTTCGGCATGGACGCATCGCTGTCCGACCGGCTGAAAGCCGGTGACAGTCTCATGAAGCGATACGCGGCAGCTTCCGACCGCAACAGGACGACAATGGAGAAGCTTGATTCGATGCTGAAGGAGTTCCAAGATGCTGTTAAGTCCGAAACAACGTGAATTTGTAAAATACGGGACGCATCGATGGAACTTCAAGGGCGGAGCCACCAGAAGTGGGAAGACTTACCTCGATTTTCGATGGATCATACCGATCCGGATTCGTGAGCGAATCGGAAAAGATGGTCTGGCTGTCATTCTCGGCGTAACAAAATCCACGATTGAGCGAAATGTGCTGGAGCCGATGCGGAACCTGTATGGCGATATGCTCGTCGGAACAATCTCCAGCGACAACACAGCGTGGATTTTCGGGGAAAAGTGCTATTGCCTCGGTGCGGAAAAGGTTTCTCAGGTGTCAAAGATCCGCGGTGCGTCGATTAAATATTGCTACGGCGACGAGGTCGCGGACTGGTCGGAAGAAGTCTTCGCGCTGCTAAAAAGCCGTCTTGATAAGGAATACTCCTGTTTTGATGGGACGTTCAATCCGCAATATCCTGACCACTGGCTGAAAAAATTCCTTGATAGCAACGCGGACATTTTCAGCCAAACATACACGATAGACGATAACCCATTTTTGCCGCCTGCGTTTGTAGAAAATCTGAAACGCGAGTACGAAGGAACCGTTTATTATGATCGCTACATCCGCGGGATTTGGGTAGCTGCGGAGGGCATTGTTTACAAGGACTTTGCCAACGACACAGAAAAGTATCTGATTGATGATCCTATAAAATGGGCGGAAGAAAACGATACAAAGTTCTCTGTTATTTCCCTTGGCGTTGACTTCGGTGGAACGAAGTCTGCAACGAAATTTCAAGCTACCGGGATCACAAAAGATTTCCGGGTTGTGGCGTTGGAAGAAGAATACATCAAAAACGAAGAGATTGACCCAGATGCGTTAAACCGGCGTTTTGCTACGTTCTGTCAACTGATAACATCAAAGTATGGTTACAGCCAGACGCGAGCAGATAGCGCGGAAACGGTGCTTATACGAGGTTTAGATCACACGGCGCAAAAACTCCGGCTGGGAACCCAAGTCAAGAACGCGCTGAAAATGCAGATCACGGACAGAATCAGGCTTGTCGTGCTTCTGATGAAGCAAGGAAGGCTCAAGGTTTCGCGGAACTGCCCGCATTTGATCGATGCGTTCCAATCAGCAATTTATGACCCGGATAAGTTCGAGGACGAGCGTCTTGACGATGGGACATCCGATATTGATAGCCTCGATGCGTTTGAGTACAGTATAGAGCCTTATTACAAAGACCTGGAGCGCGCCGGGCATATGATAGGACGGTGAAAGAGTGAACATACGCAGAGCATTAAATGAGCTGGGCTTCGATACAGTTGGCATTGATTTCTACAAGCTGATCTGTGTGTGGGGAGACTGGTACAAAGGGAATGTTGAGGATTTCCACAGCTACACGGTGTGGAATGGCATAGAAGAATTGGAGTGCCACAGATATTCCGTAAGCATGGCGAAAAAGGTATGCGAGGACTGGGCAAACCTTCTGATGAACGAGCGGGTAAACATCACGCTCGAGGGGAAAAAGGAGCAGGAGTTCGTAGACACGATTCTCTCGGAAAACAATTGGGAGGTAAAGGCGAACGAATCGCAGGAGCGAAAAGCAGCACTTGGAACGATCGCGTATGTTCCGGTCATTGAGGGAATGTCCATCAATCCGGACACTTCTGAAATTGTTGATTCTGGGCGCATCCGTATCAACTATGTCAGCGCGCCGAACATTTATCCCCTGACATGGGACAATGGAATCATCAGGGAGTGTGCGTTCGCCTCTACAAAAAAGGTTGACGATACAGAGTACACATACATTCAAGTTCACAGGCTGAACGGCGGCGAGTACGACATCGAGAACCATTTGTATGATTCCGAAGAAGTCCCTCTGACCAGTGTAAAGGGCTTTGAAACAATCCCGCCTGTTGTACACACAGGGAGCGACAAGCCACAGTTTGTCATTGACAGGCTGAATATTGCGAACTCCGATGAAAATAACCCACTTGGTGTGGCTGTGTTTGCATATGCCATCGACCAGCTCAAGAGCGTTGATATTACATATGACAGCTACGTGAATGAGTTTGTTCTTGGCAAAAAGCGAATTGTGGTGCAGCCGGAAGCAACTCGGGACGTGAACGGCAGACCGGTATTTGATAAGCGTGAGACTGTGTATTACGTCCTCCCAGAAGACAGGGCGAACAACGGGAACATCTTGCAGTCTGTTGACATGACGCTTCGTACCGAGGAGTTCAACACCGGTATGCAGGATATGTTGAATATCCTGTCCAGCAAGTGCGGCTTCGGTGAAAATCATTACAAATTCGATCAGGGAAGTATTGCTACAGCAACGCAGGTTATCAGCGAGAACAGTACCATGTTCCGAACGATCAAGAAGCATGAGATTTTGCTTGAACAGGCAATCACAGAGCTTTGCAGGACGCTGCTCCGCATGGGGAACAGGTACATGGAAGCTGGCCTGAATGAGGAAGTGCAGATTTCTGTTGACTTTGACGATTCAATCATTGAGGACAAGCAGACGGACTTCCTGCGCGATATGCAGCTGCTGAACGCTGGGATCATGAACGACTGGGAGTTCCGCATGAAGTGGATGAACGAGGACGAGGCGACAGCAAAGGCGGCGCTGCCGAAGGCGCGTGACATGGTAACTGAACAGCAACAGGAGGTAGAGTAATGGGCGGTAGAGGTGGAGCCGGTGGCGGCATTGGAGCCGGAGAATCTGGGCGTGGGCGCGGTATGAGCCTTGCTCGGTTTTTGTCACAGCAGGATATTAACCGAGCAAACGCCGCGTCTGTCACTGATATGGGCGATATTATCAGACGCACATTTGAGCGCAACGCTGCTGAAATCAATGGGCTTGAGCTGTCGGACGCTGAAAAGAAGAACGCAGTAAGGCAGATGGCAACTCTCGCAACAACGGCGCTCAAAACGGCGGCAGGAGCAGTCAATCCTTATGCAAGCGGGCCTGCGCGGCTACGAGGAAATGATGAAGCGGCTATCTCCGGAATGGGTGATATTCTACGGAAAAGTTCCGGAAGAATGCGATTGGAACATTATCCGCGTGAAGCCGCACTATGACGAGATTGTGAAACGGAGGAAAGCGAATGAAATATCCGTTTCAGCCGGAAGTCCTTGACGCGCTCCCAGAAGAACTGGCAGAATTGTTCCGTGGCTTGGAAGATACGCTTCTCGATGAGATATGCAGTAGGCTTGCGCTGAAAGATCAGCTGAACGAAGTGACTGTTCAGGCAATCAGAGCGCTGCGTTCGCATGGTATCGACACGAAGGAGATTGAAAAAGCAATCCGCAAGACTTCTGGAATCAGCGAGAAGAATCTCAATGAGCTTTTCGACGATGTTATTGCCAGAAACCAGAAGTATTACACATCGGTTATCGACATGGCGGGACTGACACAGCCTGAAACGCTGGTGAGCGTAGAAGACACGTGGGCGGTTTACGAACAAACTCGGCAAACGTTGCGAAATATCACGCAGTCTATGGGCTTTCTGGTAAACAATGGGCGGACGAGGCTCCCGCCTGCGCGTGCATATCAGTGGGCGTTGGATTCAGCTGTCATGCAGATTCAAAGCGGTGCTATTAACTACAATCAAGCGATCAAGTCTGCGGTGCAGCAGCTTGCAGGTGGGTTGAAAGTCGTGAACTACGAAAGCGGACACGTTGACAACATCGACGTTGCTGTTCGGAGAGCTGTCATGACTGGCGTGAACCAGATCTGCGACCAGTACACAAACCAAAGCGCCGAGTACCTTGAGACGAGATACTTTGAAGTGTCTGCGCACTCTGGGGCGCGTGACAAGCCGGGTGCTTCGCCGTGGTCAAGCCACAAGGAATGGCAAGGGAAAGTCTATTACCAGAGCGAAAGCGGCGAACCTGACCCGCTGGGGCTTTACGATGACCTTGTGGAAACGACTGGTTACGGATATGTTGACGGTCTGACAGGCGCAAACTGTAGGCATCACAAATACCCATATGTTCCGGGAGTTTCGGAGCGGACTTACACCGATGAACAGCTTGATCATATCGACGATGGTCTTGGCTGCACGTTTGACGGAAAGACTTACACAGCCTATGAAGCGACGCAGATGCAACGCCGAATAGAACGACAAATCCGCGCGCAGAAGAAGCTTAGAAACGCATACAAAGAAGCTGGGCTTTCCGAGGACGCGACCGCCGCAAACATAAAGCTTCGGCGGCTGAGCGCAGAATATAGCAGGTTCAGTAAGGCGGCGGGATTGCCGGAGCAACCAGAAAGAACAAAAGTTTTCTACAAATAATTTACAGGTAAAACCCGCGAAGCACTGCGGTTTTTATACAATCTATCGCCGCGACGAACTGCGGACAAAGGAAAGGAAGATAGAAATGGCATTGACCAGAAAATTACTGAAAGGCATGGGACTCACCGACGAACAGGTGGACACCATCATTGAAGCACATACCGATACCGTAGACGGCTTGAAGGCTGATGTCAGCAAGTACAAGTCTGATGCGGAGAAACTGCCCGACGTTCAAAAGCAGTTGGACGACCTAAAGGAGGCGGGCGATGGCGGATATAAGGAGAAGTACGAAAAGGAACACTCGGACTTCGAGGCTTATAAATCCGGCATTACAGCAAAGGAAAGCAAGGCGGCAAAGGAAAGGGCTGTTCGGGCTTACTTTGAAAGCAAAAATATCACAGGCGCAAATCTCGATCTTGCCATGCGCGGGTGCGGCGAGGAAATGACCGCATTGGAGATGGACGGTGAGAAAATCAAGGACACAAAGAGCCTCGATGCACTTATCGACGGCACTTACAAGGGACTTGTCTCCAAGCCTTCTGTCCGTGTGGACATGGGCGCACGTTTCAACAACGACGGCAAAGCAATGACAAAAGACGAGATCATGCAAATCACAGACAGAGCGGAGCGGCGCGCTGCAATCGCCGCAAATATGGATTTGTTTAGAAAAGGAGACTAAAAATGGCTGCTGATCCGAAACTGATTAAGAAAGCTGACCTCGCGCGCGTGCGCGAGATCGAATTTACCGAAATGTTTGGCTATTCCATCAAGAAGCTGATGGAGGCTCTTGGCGTTACCCGCAAAATCGCAAAGCAGGCTGGCACCGTGCTCAAGAGCTACAAGGCTACCGGCACGCTGGAAGATGGTGCCGTGGCGGAAGGTGAAACCATTCCCCTGAGCAAGTACAAGACCGAGGCTGTGAACTACAAGGAGATCACGCTCAAGAAGTGGCGCAAGGCCACCTCTGCCGAGGCGATCACCGACCGTGGCTACGATCAGGCGGTGGAAATGACCACCGATGAAATGCTCAAGGATGTGCAGAAGGGCATCCGCAAGAGCTTTTTCGACTTCCTCTCGACCGGCACCGGCGCAGTGAGCGGTAAGAACTTCCAGACTGTTCTTGCGCAGGCTTGGGGCAATCTGCAGGTTCTTTTCGAGGATGACGAAATCGGCGCGGTCTACTTCATGAATCCGCTGGACGTTGCGGATTACCTGTCTACGGCCAACATCACCTTGCAGACCGCATTCGGCATGACTTACGTCGAGAACTTCCTCGGGCTTGGCACTGTGATCCTCAATTCCAGCGTTCCCAAGGGAAAGATTTATGCCACCGCCAAAGACAACGTTGTCCTGTACTACATTCCCGTGAACGGCGCTGATCTCGGCGAGGTGTTCGACTTCACTACCGACGCAACCGGCTACATTGGCATCCACGAGGAACCCGATTACACCAACATGACCGCATCGGACACCGTCATTAACGGCATGGAGCTTTTTGCCGAGCGCATTGACGGCGTGGTCGTCGGCACCATCGACAACGGCACGCTCGGTTCCCTGACGGTCACCTCTGCTGCTGGATCTAAGAGCGGCGATACCAAGCTGACCGTATCTCCGGCAAAGGCTGCGGCGGGTAACAAGTATAAGTATGCGTCCGGTGCCTCTGCCGCGACCGTCGCTTACGGTGACAATGTTGCCGGTTGGAACGATTGGGACGGCAAGAGCGACCTGACCATTGCAAGCGGCCAGACCGTGACAGTGGTTGAGTGCGACGGAAATTACCACGCGCTTAAGAGCGGCAATGCGAGCGTGACGGCAAAGTGATAAGGAGGCGGCGCTGATGACTTACGCAGATTTTGAATTTTACTCTGGCTGCTACTACGGCAGCGTGAGTGAAGAGGATTTCCAGCGTCTGGCCGTCCGCGCTAGCTCCTTCCTCGATTATTACACGCAGAACCGAGTAAAAGACTACGCGGATCTCGAAGCCGTTAAAATGTGCTGCTGCGCTCTGGTCGATCAGTATATGCTGATCGACACGGCGCAGGAGCTTGCCAGAAAGAATGTGTCCGCCGGGCTTGCATCTGAAGAAGGAGAATTGCAGAGCGAGACTGTAGGCGGCTATTCCCGGACGCTTCGCAGCGGCGGCGATTCTTCCGTAGCTGCATTGAAAGCAGCTTCAGAGGCGAAGAATGCCCTTGCAAGCGTAGCGCGTGAATATCTGGCCCATACCGGGCTTCTTTACAGAGGCAGGTGTTTTGCATGTACGCCCCACACACTGTAACCATCTACAACGTCACGCAGGAGCAAGACCAGGATTTCAAGGACACGCAGAAGCGCTACATCACAGTGATTCGCGGCGTAATGCTCCAAGCGTCGAAAGCCGCTAACGTCCGCGCGAGCGGGCTTGAAGGAGCAGATGCGGTGAATCTGTACATTCCGTTCTCTGCGGTTGCTGTAGACGGCGTGACAGGCGCGGAGAAGCGCTACGTCGGGCCGCAGGAGTTCTGGCGGGCAACTGATAAAAGCAAGATCTGGACGCTATCCACGGACGGTAACGGCGGCACAACATTCTTTGTGAAGGGCGAAGTAGTCGAACCGGACAAGACGGAAGAACAGATCGAGATGCTTTACGACGATGTGTACAAAGTGACAAAGGTGGACATGAAGGACTTCGGCAGTCCTTCTATGCAGCACTGGCAGGTCGGAGGCTCGTAATGCTGAAATTCAGCGTAAAGGCAGACGGATGTGACGCGCTGCTGGAAAAGCTCGCGCAGGCCTGCACCAAAGCAGAGCATATTGTTGCAACGCAGGTGCGGAAGGACACAAGCCCATATGTGCCGTTCCTGACTGGTTCTCTCGACGAGAGGACGCAGGTTGTGGGAAATTCTGTTGTCTACCCCGGCCCGTATGCGCGATTTTTGTACTACGGGAAAGTCATGGTAGATCCGGAGACCGGGAGCACATACGCGCCGAAGGGCGGAACGAAAGTGTTAACCGACAAAAATCTTGTATTTAACAAGTCCGGACACGCACAGGCACAGGCGCACTGGTTCGAGGCTTCAAAGGCTGAGAACCTTGACAAATGGATTCGAGTTGCAGATAAGGCGGTGAAAAATGGACTCTGAAAAAGAAAAAAAGCTTGTTTCTTCTGAGGAAGAACAGGACATATCCAGAAAAATGATGGTCTGGGTAAACTCGTTTTCGGATGACGATCTCCCGGCTGTAACCATCAATTATGAGTTCCTCGCCGCTGATTCCGCAAGCGTGGCTCTGTCCGTGATTCAAGGAGCGTACATCACAAAAAGGTACTTGCTCGGCGGGCATGAGGCAGAATACCAGTTCAAGATCATAGCCCGTATCAAGCCGGGCGGGAGTAACGACAAGCGTCTGAGAGCTGATGCGGTACTGAACCGCTTCGGGGATTGGGCGATCCAGAATTATCCGTCTCTTGGGAATGGCGTTCGTGTCCGTCGCATGGAAGCGGTCAGCCGCGCGGCGGTATTCGCCGTGTATCAGGGCGGATGGGAAGACCATCAAATCTTAATGAAGATGAAATATGAGGTGATTTAACTATGGCAGATATGACCTTTAACACCGTTGCTGGGCAGCCTGTAGACAGAGAACTTTTGATTCTTTTTGTGAATACAGGCACTGATTCCGCCGCCGTGTGGTCGCCGCTTGGGACGCGCGTCACGGATTCCAGCATGGAGTACGACTGGCAGAAGGATTCCAACAAGGACATCCTCGGCACGACCAGAACCACGATGAAAAAGCCCATCATCACGCAGGACTTTGAACCGTGCGAACTCGATGCAGGAGATGTTGCGCTTATGCATGTCTGGAACCTCGCCGTTAAGGAACAGAACGCGGCGGCTCTGGCGAATCAGGACATTCTTATCGTGCACCATTACGCAGGCACGAAGAAAACGGCTGTTTTCGCGGAGAGATACAAGGGCGCTGCAATCGAAGCGACAGGTCTTGGCGGCGAAGGCGGCGGCTTCGTAGGTATGCCGCTTACGGTAACTCCGGGCGGAGAGAGAATCACCGGCACTGCGGCGGTTGGTTCCAACGGAGAAATCACGTTTACGCCGGACGCGGCATAAGGAGGGATGATAGATGACGGACATCAAGGTTGCAACTGGCGCTGAAGAAATCAACATCAACGACAAAGTAACGCTCGAGTTCAACCCGACAGACGCAGAAATTGTAGAGAAAATTTTTGACGTGTTTAACGGATTGGCAGACCGTCAGCGGAAATATCAGGAAGAAGTGGAAAAGAACGCGAACAAAAAAGAAATCTTTGAGATTGCGCGTCGGGAAAGCAACGAAATGCGCGATACGATCGACAGCCTTTTCGGGGTTCCGCTTTGCACGCCTCTTTTCGGCTCTATGAACGTCCTCGCACTGGCTGACGGTTTGCCTGTATGGAGCAATCTGATGCTCGGCATCATCGACCAGATCGACACTACCTTTGCGAGAGAACAGAAGGCTATGAACCCGAGAATCAAGAAATATATGGAAAGATGGAAAAAGTAATCTGGTCTTTACCGACATCGGTCAACGTAAACGGAACAGAATACGAAATCCGATCTGACTATCGGGCGGTGTTGGATATCCTCACCGCCCTTGTTGATAGCGAGCTGGACGAGCAGGACAAGGCGGAGGCATCGTTGAGAATCTTCTATCCCGACTTTGAGGAAATGCCATCCAGCGACTATCAGGAAGCGCTAAACAAATGTTTTCGGTTTATAGACCGTGGGGAAGAACGCAAAGAAAAGAAGCGAGAACCCGTGCTGATGTCATGGGAGCAGGACTTCGACATGATTATTGCCCCCGTGAACAGAATCGCTGGATGCGAGGTTCGGGCGCTTGAGTATCTGCACTGGTGGTCGTTCCTGTCTTTCTATCAGGAGATTGGAGACTGCCTGTTTGCTCAAGTTGTTCGTATTCGAGACAAAAAGGTACACGGGAAGCCTCTGGACAAGCAGGAGCGGGAGTTCTACCGAAAGAACAGAGATATGATCGATTTGAAAGTTACATACACAGAGGCAGAGAAAGACGTTCTCGCCGCATGGGGCATTTCAAAATAAGGTGGTGAGAAAATGGCAGATGGGAAAATCGTTGTGCAGGCGGAAGTTGACGCAAAAAAAGCACAGCGGGAGCTTGATAAGCTTACGGCAAAAATCGACAAGCTGGAAACCGACCTGAAAAAGAGCAGCGGCGAGCAAAGCGGGATCAAGGCGCAGCTTGACGCAGCAAAGGAATCCGCAAAGCAGGCAGAAACTGCGCTGAAATCGTTGCGCGCAGAATCTGAGCGGCTGCGGCAGGTCACATCCGGCGAGGTGTCTTCATCGCCTGATGCGTATATTTCTGCATACAGTAGGCAATCCGAAGTCGCTGCACAGATTAGAGAGCAGGAAACGCTTCTGAAAGAGCAGGACAAGATCGTTGAGAGCTTGGACGGCAAGTACGCAAAAATTACGGACAAGGTAATGGAACAGACTTCCGCGCTGGACGCGGCGAAGACACGCGCAGGAGAGCTCACGCGAGAGATTACAAACGCAAGCGGCGCGTCCGAACGGATGGAGCTTGCAGCAAAAAATGTTTCCGACAGCATGAACACGTTCAGCAAGCGTGTTTCCGGGCTTTTTAAGCGCGTTCTGGTGTTCTCTCTGATTACTCGAGCGCTGCAAAGTCTTAGAACATGGCTCGGAAAAACAATCATGCAGAACGAGGTGGCGCGTGCAGCGGTTGCGCGGCTTAAGGCGGCGTTTTTGACGCTGGCCCAGCCGATTCTTCAAGTCGTGATTCCCGTTTTTGTGAAGCTTGTGGACATTCTGACGCAGGTTGTTACAGCTATCGCAAAGTTCTTCGGCATGCTGTCTGGCAAAAGCTGGTCTTCGCAGAAATCAGCCGCACAAGGATTGAATGCAGAACAGAAAGCGTTGGAAGGTGTCGGCTCTGCGGCGGAAGACGCAAGTAAGAGCATGGCAAGCTTTGACGAGATCAACCAGCTAACCGATAATTCCGCTTCTGCGGCAGGTGGCGGCGCAGGCGGGGCAGCGTCTACGGATATCGCGCCGGACTTCTCAAACCTCGACATGGCGGAGGATAAACTCCACGATATTCTCGGCCTAGTAGGTGCGATTGCAGCCGGGCTGCTCGCTTGGAAAATTGCAAGCTTGTTCACGAACGACCTGAGCAAGATTTGGGGCATCGCTCTTGCAGTTGCCGGTGCGTTTGCGCTTGTGTACTTCTGGCTGGATGCTTGGAATAACGGAATTGATCTGCAAAATTTCCTCGGCATGCTCGCCGGGCTTGCGGCCCTTGCTGCCGGACTTGCAATCGCATTTGGCCCGACCGCTGCGGCAATCGCTCTCGTGGTAGGTGGCCTTGCGATGTTAGTCGTCGGGATCAAAGATGTGATCGAAAACGGCTTTACGCTGGAAAACACACTGACCATCATCGCCGGACTACTTGCCGCCGGTATTGGGATCAGCATCCTGACGGGCAGCTGGATTCCGCTCCTGATTGCCGGGTTTGTTGCCGCTTTGGTGGCACTTGTTTCCTTTACCGGGCACGGGGAAGAGCTGATTCAAGGGCTGAAAAAAATCATAGACGGATTCGGGAAGTTCTTCAAGGGCGTGTTTACGGGAGACCTGAAACTTGCAGCGGAAGGTGCAAAGCAGATCTGGGAAGGGCTTAAGCAGACGTGGAACGCGATTGTAAACTCCATCAAGGACGCGTGGAGCGCATTTATTACATGGCTGCAGGGCAAGAACCCGGCACTTGCTGCGATTTTTGAAACGATCGGAAAACTGTTCTCCGACCAGTACAACGCATGGAAAAAGATCCTCAGCGGCCTTATTACCTTTCTGACCGGCGTATTCACCGGAGACTGGAAGAAAGCATGGAACGGTGTCCTAGATATTCTGAAAGGCGTTTGGAATCTCATTGTCGGTACAATCGAAGGCGCGATTAACTTCATCATTGACGGAATTAACCTTTTGATTTCCGCTTTGAACAAAATCCACTTTGAAGTTCCAGATTGGGTTCCGCTTGTTGGCGGAAAATCATTTGGCATCAATATTACGCCTGTTTCCCGTGTATCGCTGCCCCGCCTCGCGTCCGGCGCGGTCATCCCGCCGAACCGGGAGTTTATGGCTGTGCTGGGAGACCAGAAGAGCGGGACGAACATCGAAACGCCGCTTGCCACAATGGTGCAGGCGTTCAAGCAGGCCATGAACGAAACGGGCGGCATGGGCGGCAGACAGATCACGGTTGTTATGCAGCTCGACCACAGAGAACTTGGACGCGCGGTGTATAACCTTAACAACGAGGAAACACAGCGCGTCGGAGTGAAGCTTGCGGGGGTGAAGGCATGACAAGCATTTTGAGCCTTGACGGCAAGGAGTATCCGAATCTGCATGTTGTGAGCCTAAAGCGTTCGTTTTCCGTCCTCGACGGCGATAACGCGGGCCGCGTGATGACCGGCGCGATGACGCGCGACATTATCGGTACATTTTACAATTACAGTTTGGAGATCGATCCTGTTTCGTCTGATCTTGCAGAATATGATGCGTTTTACGAGAACATTTCCGCGCCGGTCGATAGCCACGTTCTGACTGTCCCGTATGCGCAATCTGTTTTGACGTTTGATGCCTATGTGGCAAACGGAGAAGATGAACTTGTATCAAGATACGGCGATAGGAGCGAATGGCAGAACTTATCGATTAACTTTGTTGCAATGAAACCGAAGAGGGTTCCGGTATGAGCGTTCGAGTGATTTATGAGGACGTTGCGGTAGGCGCGGCGGAGGCGGCCAGCGTGGCGAGCACCGCTGCGAAGCCCTTCTCCGACCTTCCGGAACTGCCGTATGGCACAGAGCCGGTGATCGTCGCAACAAACGAGCTGAACCAGTGGGTGCTGGACGGCTCCCGCCCGATCCTCACGACCGAGCGGGCAGCGTTCTGGTCTTCGGCTCCGAGCAAAGCGGACTGCACCTTTGACGCGAACCCGACGCTGACTATCACGCTGGACGGCACGTTCGCAAGCTCCGGAATTTACCTCTATTTTGACGGTGGCACCGGCGACTATTGCAGCGCCCTGACCATGACGTGGTACAACGGCGAGACAACCGTCGCGTCGCAGGACTTCACGCCGGACGGCCAGAAATATTTCTGCGCCAAGCCCGTCACGGGCTACAACAAGCTCGTGATTGAGCTGAAAAAGACGAGCCTGCCGTACCGCTATGCAAAGCTCCGGCAGATATTCTTCGGCATCGTCCGGGAATTCGAGCGGGAAGACCTGCGCAGCGTCAACGTCACAGAGGGCGTCAGCGTGATTTCTGACGACGTGGAGATCAACACGCTGGATTTCACGCTCGACAATTCGGACGATATCGATTTCATCTTCCAAGAGAAGCAGCCCGTCAGCGCCTACGACGGCGCAAAGCTGATCGGCGTCTTTTACATCAAGAGCTCGTCCCGGTCGAGCGAACGGCTCTATGATGTATCCTGCCAGGACGCGCTTGGCATTCTGGACGACGAGCCGTTCGCGGCGGCGGTCTACAGCAGCAAAAACGCGAAGGAGCTGATAACCTCGATTCTCGGCGCGCACTTCACGCTGGACTTCGACCCTGCACTGGAAGACGAGACCGTAACCGGCTATATCCCGGATTGCACGAAACGAGAAGCGCTGCAACAGATCGTTTTCGCGCTTCGTGCGACCATTGACACAAGCGCGTCGCGTGGCGTGCGCGTCCGGAGGCTCACAGCAGCCTCTCCTGCCACGATTCCGCTTGATCGGACATACACGGGCGGCAGCGTTGAAACGGCGGCAGTGGTCACGGAGATCCGCGTGACGGCACACAGCTATTCGGCGTCCGGAAGCGGGGAGAGCGTGGAGGTCGGCGGTACGACCTACTATCACACGACGGCTGTCATGTCCAAGACCAATCCGAACGCCACCACACAGACCAAGCCGAACGTCATCGAGGTACGCGACGCTACGCTGGTCAACAGCGACAACGTTGCCGCCGTCGCGCAGCACGTCTTTGACTACTATATGCGCCGTCAGACGCACAGTGTCAAAATTGTCATGGACAAGGAAGCCCCGGGCGACTATGTGCAGACCACAACGCCGTGGGGCACGAAGATCACCGGAACGATCACCAGTATGGGCATTCGCCTCAGCGGAATCGCAGCGGCAGAATGCAAGATTATCGGCACATAGAACGGAGGTGCGACATTTGGTACAGGGAGATTCGTATAACCTTAGTGTTACCATCAAGAATAAAGGGCAGCCTCTGGACGTTGCAAGCGTTGAAAAGGTGGAAATTTCTCTGCTTTATCTGCAAAAGAGCTATCCGGGAGAGATCGGATACGAGGACGGAAAGTTTCTGTTTCCCCTCACCCAGCAGGAGACCTTTCGGCTCCCGAAGCTCGGGCAAATGCAGGTGCGCGTGAAATTCAAGAGCGGTGACGTGATTGGCTCGGAGATCAAGCAGATCGACGTTGCGCACGCGCTTTCAAAGGCGGTGTTGTGATGGGCGGCATTGAATTTGAACTCAAGAACCGCGATCCGGTTGACGTTTCCTTTAACGTTTCCGTGCGTGCTGGCGGCTCCGGCGGCGGCTACAACATCGGCCCCGGCCTCAAGCTGGACGCGGAAACGAACACCCTGTCCGTCGATACGGCGGACGCAGTCGAAAAGGACAACACTAAGCCTGTCACCTCCGCCGCTGTGTTTGCGGAGGTAGGAAACATCAACGCCCTGCTGGCAACAATCTAAAGGAGTGATTTTATGAGCACACAAATCGAAATTACCAGATTGCAGACCGCGCGGAACAAGCTGCGCACATGGCTCGTCGGCCTCGGCCTCGCCGCGAGCACGGACAAACTCGACGCGCTGACCGACAAGGCCGCCGCCATCAAAAATCAGGGCGCGGTTGACGCCAACGTCAAGGAGGGAGAGTCCTATACCATCCCTGCGGGCTATCACAACGGCTCCGGCACGGTCAAGGGCGTCTCCGGCGGCGGCAACTACAACCTGCAGGCCAAATCCGTCACGCCGACGAAGGAGCAGCAGTCCGTCACACCAGATCAGGGCTATTACGGCCTGTCCGGCGTGACAGTCGGCGCGATTCCGGAAAACTATCAGGACGTCTCCGCCACGACCGCCGCGCCTGCCGACGTGCTGGCGAATAAAGTCTTTATCGATGCAGACGGCGTAACGCAGGCAGGCACCATGCCGGACAACGGCGCGGTGGAGAAAGTGCTGGACGCGACGACCGGCAATCAGGAGTACACTGTCCCCGCCGGTAAGCACTCCGGCACGGGCAAGGTATCCGTCGTGCTGGAAACCAAGTCCGCCACGCCTGCCGAGGCCGCGCAGGACATCACGCCCACCAAGGGCAAAGTCCTCGGCAAGGTCACGGTCGGCGCGATCCCGGACAAATACAAGGACGTTTCCGGCGTGACCGCCGGAGCGGCTGACGTGCTGGACGGAAAGTTTATCGTGCTGGCCGACGGCAGCAAGGTCGAGGGCACCATGGCCAACAACGGCGCGATCTCGAAGACCATCGACGGCCTCACGCAGACCAGCGTAGACATCCCCGCAGGCTATACCTCCGGCGGCACAGTCAGCCTGACGGACGACATCGAAAACGCCCTCGCCGCGATCTAAAGGAGGAACAGACATGAGCGTACAGACCGAGATCGACCGCATTATCACGGCAGTCGGCGCGGCGTATGACGCAGTGGAGGCCAAAGGCGGCACAGCCCCTGCGGCACAGACCATCGAAGGGCTTGCCGCAGTAATCGGTACGATTCAGACCGGAATCGCTCTGCGGCTGATCGTAACAGTATCTGCCGGTGCGACGGTCACGGCGACAAAGGGCTCGAAAACGGTAAACGGCACGGCGGCGGGCGGCTCGTGCGTCCTCTCCTTGCCGGAGGCCGGTACATGGAGTGTAAAGGCCACACTCAACGGGCAAACGTCCGACACGAAAAACGTCTCCGTCGTCGATAGCTACGCGGTGGCGCTGACGTTCTTTTCCGCGACGATTACCGTCAACGTAGACTCCGGCGCATCCGTCACGCTGAAAAAGGGCGGGACGACAATCGCCACAAAGACGAGCAACGGGACGGCGGTTTTCACCGTCACGGAGACGGGGGCGTACACGGTCACGGCAACAAAGAACGGGCAGACGACGAGCGGCTCGGTCAATGTCGTTTCCGGCACGACCTCCTACTCGCTGACGCTCTCTTTCGTGAGCTCTACGCTCAACAATAACGAGTGGAGCGTTATCAAGTCCGTTTCCGACGCGGGACAGGGCGCGAACTATTGGAGCATCGGCGACCGAAAGGCGGTCACGCTTAACGGCACGGTCGGAAAGCTCTCGCTCTCGAATGTCACGACCTACGCTTTCATTATCGGCTTTAACCATAACGCAAGCGTCGAGGGCGCAAACCGCATCCATTTTCAGCTTGCAAAGACCGCGCTCTCCGGCGGTACGGACGTGTGTTTCTGCGATAATCAATATGGCCCGGATAGCGGATGGTCGTCCCCGGGTGCGGGCTATTTCGTTATGAACGCGAGTAACACGAACTCCGGCGGATGGAAAAGCTCGCAAATGCGTACAAACATTTGCGGGACGAGCCTCTCGAGCTATTCCGGGACGATTATCGCAGTCATTCCGGCGGCGCTCCGTGCCGTCCTCAAGTCCGTTACCAAGTACACGGACAACACCGGCGGCGGAAGTACGGCGGCGAGCAACGTCACGGCGACGACGGATTACTTTTTCCTCCTCTCGGAGTACGAGGTTTTCGGGAGCATTTCGAGAGCGAACTCGAACGAGGCGAGCAAGCAAGCACAGTACGCCTATTATTCCGCCGGGAACAGCAAAATTAAGTACAAGCACAACGGCACGAGTACCGCCGCTGTTTGGTGGCTCCGTTCTCCGCGTGCGAGCTACTCCAACGGTTTCGTGGATGTGTACACCGACGGGACAGTCAGCAACGACGGCGCGTCCTTTTCCCTCGGCTTCGCGCCCGGCTTTTGCGTATGAGGGAAAAGCGCATGGAGTATATCGTGTATAAGCGCTTTCGTGGGCATGGCATCGATGGAGAATTTAATCTCCGGTACGGAACTGTGGTATCGGAGCTCGAAGGGTTCCTGTTTGCAGCGGACGGCAGGCGGATATGCGCTGTAACGTCCGAAAATGGATGGGAGCATTTCAGGCCGAATACGCCAGAGGGTGCGATGCGACAAGAAATGCTTGAACACCTCTATCGCTGGTACGAAAAAAACGGCTGCGGTGAAGATTTTACGGATGACAAATGGCCGGGGCAGGAAAACGGCTACTGGAAAAATCGGTTGAGAACCGCAAGTACAGAGCGATTGGAGAAAATCTATCAAGAGAAATTTGGAGGGACACCATGTATGCAGTAAAACAGGACGGTGCATTTGCCGGGTATGCGGACAGTATTGTGCCCATTCGACTACACGGCAACGGTTGTTATGTCCCGTGCAAGGAAGATCAAGCAGAAGGATTTTGCGCTAAGATGGCTGTGATTATTACAGATGAAGAAGGGACTGAGCATCAGGTGCTTTCTGACAGGGCGTTTCATCTCCCCGGTTACACGTTGAAAGGTACGGAGCCGGAGGGCAGCTATGAGGAAATGGGTGCGGCGCTACCACTCACAGATGCAGAAACAGCAGCGAAAATTTTACTTGGGGAGACAGATTGATGAGGTACATAGAAAGAGCCAGAGCATTGCGTCCGTATATTGAAAAAGCGTCGATCAGCTTACCTGATGAGGATGCGCTGCAAGCAGTAGAGCTATTCCCACAGTGGGTAGTAGGACATGCTTATGCAGTAGATGAACGACTGCAATATCATGGCGTATTATATCGCGTGGTTCAGGCGCATACTGCACAAGCGGATTGGACACCTGATATTACACCGGCACTGTTTGTGATCGTTTCACTAGATGAATGGCCGGAATTCGTGCAGCCTACTGGTGCGCATAATGCCTACAAAAAGGGCGACAAGGTGACATTCAATGGAAAGCATTACATTAGCTTGATTGACGCGAATGTATATTCACCAGCGGCATATCCGGCTGGTTGGCAGGAACAGGCGTAAATTTGAGAATATGGGAGGAAACATAAGGGAGAACACCATGGACACCAAGACCATCATCGTCACCCTCGTCACCGACCGGACGCAGGCGGACGTGGAGCGAGTGCGGGAGCTGGCGGCGAAGGGGTTCGCGGCCATGACCGCAGCCGAGCGGGCGGAATGGCTGACCGGGATGAAGGGCGCATACAACGCTTCCGATCTGAACCGCGTGGGAACCGCCCTGAACTATCTGGCGGGCCGCCTTGGGCCAATCTGCGGGAAGATCATAACATGGACGGCGAAAACCGATTGGGCCGTCACGGACATTGCAACGGCCTCACAGGCTGAGACATACCGGCAGCAGATACAGGATATCCGCGATGCGCTGGCATACCCCGAAGGAACACCGGACGCGCCCGGCCTCGACCGGCTGACCTACACCGGCGCAAACGATATCGAGCGCATTCTTGCGCTCTGCGAGGAACTGATCGACAACATCACAAAGGCATTCCGCTACACCGGCGCGGCGGAGTGCGCCGCAGGAGGATTGCTGACATGAAAGACAGACAACCGACGCAGGTTCTTGCGAACGGCGCGATCCGGTACGGCTTTTATAACGCCGACGGAACCCTGAATCACTACGAATATCTCAAGCGAGACGACGCCCCGACCGAAGAGGGCACGCCGCTCAATAAGGCAAATTTACTCTCCGATGCTACCGCGGCCAAGATCTGGCCGAACGCAAGTACCCGCCCGGAAGACCCGACGGTCAGCGAGGCGCTTGCAGAATTGCAGAAAGGCACCGTGAAAGTCGGCGATATCCTTATGACGGTAAGAGCGAAACCATCCGATGCGTGGCTTTTATGCAATGGCCAAACCATCACAAGATCTGCCTACCCGAAGCTGTTTGAACTCTTGCGGCCGGCGGCGTCTCCGGCTCCATGGACGAGCAAGCCTGTAACAGGGGTCAATCAGGATACACGCAGCATAAGATACGCAAATGGAAAGTGGTTTGCCTTCACCTACAACCGGTCCGATTCCAAAATGCACATGTATGTATCGAGTGATACAGATGTATGGGTAGATTATCCGTTTAGCGATACGCTCGGTGACAGTGATCATATTGCAGATATTGCAGTATGCTATAATCCGCTCAAAGGCGTCTACCGTATGGCTATCGTAAAAGCAGGCTCTATGTCAAATTACTGCGTGTCCTATACTATCTCGGAAGATCTTCAGACCGTATCGGAGAACAACTGGATATGGAGCAGCGGCGACAATAATATTTACAAATTAGAACTATATGCTTCGAGTAGCGGCAATGTGTACTGCTTTCGATCTAATAATTCTTCAAGTGATTACATTGATGGAGTAGTATACGAAGACCGTATAACCGCAAGTAGTTCAGGAAAGTGGAACAGCGTAAATAGCTCTGTAGACGCAATAAGCTACGACGAGACCTCAAGGCAGTTTTGCTGGACGTATCGCCGAAATATCTACATGGCAGAAGAATTAAGTCCGAACGCTTCGGCGAATCTAATTGGAACAATTCCAGATGCTGCTGTTCCAAGCAGCATACAGGGTTATGCTATTTGGAAGTATATATGTGCATCTACAGGTACGATTATTGCGATATATCAAAATGAAGGCTTGAAGTACGCCTACACACTTGATAATGGCACAACATGGCACATTGGAGCGGAAGCAATCTCTACAGGCTCAACAGACTATATATACACACAGACACAGTCTGGATTCGAGTTTGTGTCAGGCTTACTGCTATTTACGGTCTCCATAGACGGTACTAGATACATCTGCAGCGTTTCCGACCCGGAAGATAAGGTATACAAAATTAGTGGTGTCTTTGATGGTGCATTATCACCTGCCGCTTTAGCGGCACAGCCGCCAAAAACTGGAACAATATCTATATGCAATTATAACGACTTAGCGAAACCGGTTCCAACGATTATACCAGATAGCCGTAGCCACGCATACATCAAGGCGCTGGAGGAATAACCCGTGAAGGACAGAAAACCGACGAAAGTCCTGCAAAACGGCGCGGTACAGTATTCGGTGACCAGAGTCTCCATGGGTGTGACTGCGACCAGAGAAGAATGGATTCGCCCAGAGGATGAGCCATTGGAGTCTGGGACACCACTTACCAAAGAAACGCTATTATCGGGAGAAGCGGAGGAGATCATATGGCCGGGGAGCGGGAAGCCTGCAAATCCGACCGTAAACGACGCGCTGGACAAGCTGACCGGAGCGAAGGAAGTTGGTGATATCCTCACAACCGTCCGCATTCTCTCTGCCCCATGGCATGAATGCGACGGATCTCGCTTCTCGCGTATGTCCTACCCGGCGCTTTATGCAGTCCTCGGCGGCACGACGCTTCCGAGCATCAGCTATTCAAGCGACACCACTACCTACATCAAAATGGCGGACGATTAGCCCGCCGGAAATAGAGAGGTACATAACAAATGAATGCTGGAACCATCACGATCATTTGCGCCGTGCTCGGCTCGTCCGCGCTGACGGCGGTAGTAAACGCCGTCGTTGGCGCGATACAGAAAAAGCGCGGAAAGGCCACATCGCAGGAGGCGCACCTTGCAGAGATCGACAAAAAGCTCGGGAAAATGCAGGAGCATCAGGACGAGCAGTATCTGGCAATTCTCCGTCTGACCATCATGTCGGAGGAAATGCCAATGGCCGAGCGCCTGATCGCCGGGCAGAAATACGTCAAGCTGGGCGGGAACGGCGACGTGAAAAAATTCCTGCACCAGCTGGAGGCGCAATGCGGACACAGCAATGGAGTTTAGCAAAAAGTGGCTGATCTGCAGCGCGCTCGTCAGCCTCGCGCTCATCATCGCCTGCGCGGCAGGTGCAGATCTGACAGAGATCACGCTTGCGGTGCTGGCTGAAACGACGGCTTCCAGCGGGTTTTATCTCTGGAAGGCCAAGAACGAGAACCGCGCGAAGTACGCGCAGAAGTACATGGATAAATGGGCCGAGAAATACGGCCCGGAAGCGGCAGCACGCATCGCGGAGATCGTGCTGAAGGACTGAAAGGAGTCTACATATGGAAAACATCATCAAACGTCTCGGGAATCTGTTGAGCGTCAAGTCCATCGTCACGCTCGGCCTGACGATCATCTTTGCCGTCCTCGCCCTGCGCGGCGATATCACCGGCAAGGACTTCCTGACCATCTTCCTGACTGTTATCACGTTCTATTTCGGCACGCAGTCGCAGAAAGCGCAGGACGCGATCGACGGCGCAACGAAGGAGGATGCGCAGAAATGAGCATCAAGATCGGGCAGGCCAGTCTTGGGGAAACCGGAGGACGCAACCAGCAGCCCGGCAACCAGACCGGGCGGGAGCTGAATATCTCCAACTGGTACAATGGCCGCTGGCTCGGCGTCCTGCGCTACAAGAGCCGCAAAAAGGCCGAGCGGGCCGCGCAGACGTGCGAGGCGGCTATTAAAAACCGGAACATCGGATACGACATGGACAACAGGAACACGGCGTATGAGGCCGCCAGAGCCGTCGGATGGGACGTGAGCAGGATCGCAAAGCCCGTGGAGACGGACTGCTCCGCGCTCATGATGCTCTGCGCCGTGGCCGCAGGCTGCGCGTCGGTCGAAGCTCTCTACCGTCGGCAGGGCAACAGCTGCACGACATACTGCATGCTGCACGATTGGCCAGCAACGGGAGATTTTATGCTGCTGACCGGCAGCAAGTATCTGACGACGGACGCCAATCTCCTGCGCGGGGACGTGCTGGTAAGCGAGGGCCATACCGTGATGGCCCTCGAAGACGGAAAGAACGGAGAGGGGGAAAAAGAAGTGGTCGAAAAGAGCAAGATCATCGTGGACGGTAAAGAAATCACCGTCGAACGCATCCTGAAGAACGGCACGAACTACATCAAGGTCCGCGATCTGGCCGCCGCGCTGGATCTCGAAGTGAGCAACAAGGGCAATATCGCTGTGCTGAATCACAAGGAAAAGTAAGGAGGCGGGGCGTATGTCGCCGCAGGCGCGGGCCAAGCTGCCGCCAGAGCTGGGCAGGCTGACCCGCAAGGATATGGAGGCCGTGATCTATCAGGCCAATCTTGGCCGGGAGAACGAGAAGATCGCGCAGCTTTACTTCGTGGACAAGCTCCCGCAAGTGGACGTTGCAACAGAATTGTATCTTGGCCGCGCCACGGTACAGCGCCGCCTACCGGAGATCATGCGGGAGATGCAGCGGACATCCAGCAAACTGTATAACTGAGATAAGCGCCGGTTTCTCGGCGCTTATTTTTTATATAAAAATTTTTGAAAAGCCCTTGACATATACGGTATTACAGTATATAATGCAGCCATAGACACAAAGCAAAACAAACACGACAAAAAATTGGAGGAGGTAGACATGTTTAATATCGTTTCCGCGTGGGGAGCGCAGACAAATCCCCACTATGACCCGGACACTGCAAACAATGGCGGAGGTTACTGGCAGTTTTCCGGCGGTATCGTCGTCGATCTTAACGGCCAGCTTGTCACCGTCGAGGCCGACGACACGTCCTGCGGCGATTTTGGCAGCCGCGTGTATTTTTCCGTGACGGCTGACGGCTTCTGCTGGCAATTTTCCGACGGCACAATGGACGATGCGTCCGTTGACACCCCGGAGGATGTCTTGGGCGTTCTGCGGTCCATCTCCGGCGTTCTGGACGTGGACGCCGAAGCGCTGATTTCTGCCGCGTTGAATGCGGCGAACGTCTGCGCGTGGGAGGTATGCTATGCCGACTGACACCCAGCGCCGCGCTCGCAACAAGTGGGACGCTGAGAACATGTCCGTGATCTCCTGCAAGCTCAAGCGGGAGATCGCGGAAAGATTTAAGGCCGCAGCCAAGTCCAACGGCACGACGCCAAACGAACTGATACGCGGCTGGATTGCTGCATATTTATTTGAGCAAAACTGATGCATAACTGAGGCACAGGAAAATAGTAAAAAGCCCATACTGGACACATCAAAGGAGTGTTCGGTATGGGCTTTTCTTATTTTAATCCGAACCCTGCCGGGCAGAAGGTCGGGGACTGCACCGTCCGGGCTATCGCAAAGGCGACCGGGAAGAGCTGGGACGAGGTGTATATCGGCCTGTGCCTGCAGGGACTCATCATGGGCGATCTGCCGAGCGCAAACAGCGTATGGAGCGCTTACCTCCGGCAGCAGGGCTTTACCCGGAACGTAATCCCGAACACATGCCCGGACTGCTATACCGTCGCGGATTTCTGCGCAGACCATCCGCGCGGCGTGTACGTTCTTGCCCTGTCCAGTCATGTGGTCTGTGCGGAGAACGGAAGCTATTTCGATACATGGGACAGCGGCAATGAGATCCCGCTGTTCTACTGGGCAAAGGAGGATAAATGATGTTCGGACAACAGCCGTATGTGTATCAGCAGCCGATTTATAATCAGCCAATCGGCCAACCGATCAGTCAACCAATGCAGGAGCCAATGATGCGCCCACAGTACCAGCCCGCGCCGCAGATACCGGCCTACCAGCCGCAGCCCCAGCAGCCGCAGAATCAGTCGATCATCTGGATTCCGAACGAACAGGCCGCAAACGACTTTATCGTCGCGCCCAACAATGCCGTTACGCTTTGGGATATGAATGCGCCGGTCGTGTATGTGAAAAAGGCAGATGCAAGCGGCAAGCCGACCATGACGACCTACGACCTTGTAGAGCGTGCGCAGGCCGCGCCAGCGCCCGCAGCGCCGCGAAAAGACATGAGCGAGGAATATGTGACCCGCAGGGAGTTTGAAGAGCTTGTGGCGAAGCTGTCCGCCCCAAGCGTCAGGCCGCGAAAGATGAAGGAGGCGGACAATGAACCCACTGTTTAACGCCCTCGGCGGCGGACAGCTGCCCGGCCCGATGGGGCAGTTCCAGAACATGATACAGCGGTTCCGTCAATTCCAGAATAGCTTTCAGGGGGATCCAAAAGCAGAGGTCGAAAAGCTGGTACGAAGCGGGAAAATCTCGCAGCAGCAGCTGAATCAGCTGCAGCAGATGGCGGCGCAGTTCCGGCAGCTGATCGGATAAAACGGATTTCAATTCGTGGCCACGATTGAGATAAATTTCAAAAAATCTACGAAAGGAGAATTTTATGAGTCTTTCTACTGACGGCATTCAGCCGACTATGCCCCTTCAGCCCGCCAATAACTACGGCGGCGGTATGGGCATGTGGGGCGATAACTGGATGTGGTTCGCCGTGCTGTTTCTCCTCGGCTGGGGCGGCAATGGCTGGGGCGGCAACGGTTGGGGAGGTAATGGAC